TAAATGCTGGTAATCCAGTAGGATGCGATCTCCTCTTGAAGAAACACACGGCGGATTCGACACCGACCGTTGGCGCTTTACTAGGTGATTACTTTGGAACTCCATTTCTGTGGAGGTAGGCACCATGGCTAGAACCCATGGCGGTTAGTAGATTTTAAGATATTGGATGTGTAGTTAGGCATGAACAAAGTAGCTTTGAATAACTCTTCATGACTGGACTGATGTTTTCGAACGCATGGCAGATTTCGTCCACTGCGCTACACTGAATTTATTTTAGAAATTCGCTAGCCGTTTAAGGTCAATCCCTGCGAAGGGTGGAATTACCGGAAAATGCTATGTCCAATTGAAAGCCGCACCCCATATAACATGACCAATTTTTCACTTAAAAACACTGAAATGAACATGACTGAATTATATAAAGAATATGACTTGTCAACACATTATGTGACATTCCCAATGAAGAAGACTGGTAAATACACTTGCAAAGAAAGGAAAATGTATAATGTATGTTCGATAGCTGCTTGTGCTGCTATTTGCAATATTGAGAATTTTATATACACATTTGATGATTATGAAGGAAATTTACAGACTTTAGCCCTTAAGACATATCTAGAAAAATTCTTTCCGCCAAAAGATACATTAGTTCACAATAGCCTTAAAGACCGCTATTATGAATTGATGGCACTTGTAGATGATTATGAAGAACAATGGACTAATGAGATAATGACGAAATTGTTTACTATCCGAAATGAATTTTTGAACAATGCTGATATTTGTATTGAATGGGATGAAATTAAATGCTTTTTGCGTTTAATGTCCTATAATGGTTTGCCTCTTTCAATACAAAAATATAAGAGTTGTTCGTTCATTGACTGTAGTTGTTTCTATGTAGAGATTATTTTTAATGAGTTTACTATAACAAAGAACGAATCATGTGTACGATATAGCGACAAACATTCAGATGCTTCTGGTAGATCATATGCTATTGATGTTGATTATCAAGATTTAAAATTACTTCTTTCTGGTGATGTCGAGACCAATCCTGGTCCTACTCATTCGAAAGAATTGACTTTAGAAGAAAAGCATAGATTACAGATTAACGAAATGAAGAAACAAATTAGTAAATTAAAGAAATCTCAAGAAAAACAAAATAATTTTCTCCAACGACAATTAGAATTAGAAAAACGCGACCGTAAGAAACAGCGAGAGCAAATGGCTGATCGTAAAGTACGACATGCTCAGACCTTAGTTTCTGAAACTATTTCGAAACTAAGAGATGATGCTAGTGCTTTATATTCATCCCCCACTGCTCTCGCTGAGACCGTTAAGGCGACAACTTATGTTGCTGCTAATACGGTCATTCCCGGAGCTGGAACCGCTGCTGCTGCTATTGTTAATGGATCAAAATTATCCGCTGCTGTTGATAGATTAAATCCTACAATTGATATGTTACAAGGCGCACTTAAGAACTTAACCAATGCGTCTGAAGAAATAAAAGATTTGTTTAAAGTACCTAAAGAATATGATTTAATTGGAATATTAGTTTCTCTAGTTGCTATTGCTAACCATTTAAAGGAAAAACAATTGTTTTTGGTTTCATTGCATTGTACTAATTTAGCAAGACAACTAGGTGTAACTATTGAAGGTTTAATGAATTTAATTCCCTCTTTTTCTGGATCTGATGTATCTTTTACTCGTGACGACACTACTGAACGTGTTGGTCAATCATTGGTATCAGATATGTTAGAAACAGCTAAGAATTCTCCTCAATTATTACCATTCGCTGGTTTTCTTTCATTCCTATGTGGTACCTTTACGCTTTTGTGTACTGGTATCATACCTTCTCCTTCTGATATGACTAAACATTTTTCTAATATTGGACGTGCCTCTCAGGGTTTTCGAGCCTTGAAGGACATGTTTACATGGATCTTTGATTACTTATCTGAGATTTACTATACAACAGTTTATGGATTGACTACTGAGGAATATCATTTTATGCAAAATTTTCCTCAACTTGAAAATCTATATGCTGCTGTCCAATTGATTGAAAAATTCGAAAAACCTTTGATAGACTCATCTGCTGCTATTGCTAATCAAGTATTAACCGTTAATTATCAATTAAACGAATATCATTATCAAGCTTCAAAGATGAATTCTAGATCTAACGTTCATCTTGTTTCTAGTTTACAAAAACGTATTAAGGACCAGAATGAATGGGCTACTCATAGCCCTGCTAGATGTCATACTATAAGAACTCAACCTGTTGCTATGTACTTGTTTGGACACCCTGGTGTCGGCAAGAGCGTAGCAACGGAAGTCTTGAAAGCTCGTATTTTCAAGAAATATCTCAAAGAACAAGGAATTAAGTATGAATCTAGTGCCTTCCCTCGTAGAGCTAAGAACGAATATTGGGAAGGATATACCGGACAACCTATAGTTATATTAGACGATTTTGGAAATGTAAAAGACTCACAACAAAAACCCGTAGAAGAATATGAAGAATTAGAATATATGGTTAACACAGCTCAGTTTCCTCTTAAGATGGCTGAGTTAAAATCAAAAGGTGTTACCAATTTTACTTCTGAATATATTATAGCTTCTTCTAACCAAAAATATCCCGAAATTAAATCATTAGTTGATCCTGGTGCTGTTTTTAGACGATTCCATGTGTGGGCGGAAGTTTCAATTGACCCCGCATATGGAATACCTATAGGTAAGGATGAGCATGGATGTGCTTATTATACCTTTGATAAGGAAACAGTTGCCAAATGTAAAGGAATTGATGTGAATGATGTACCCCCGCTAACAGTTGAACATTATAGATTTACGTGTTATAAAGTTACTCATAACAAACAAACAGGTAATGCCGAAATTGCTTATCTTTCTGATAAGAAGAATTTGACGTTTGAACAATTTTGGCAATACTTTGTGGAAGAAAATAATCGTAGAAAATGTGAAAGCACTAGTCTTGCTAATGCTATAAGATCTGAAGCTGGTATTGAAACACCTGAGACCCCCGCTACTGAACAACAAATTATGGATCAATTTGACAAAATTTTCAACCCCGAGAAATTTATAGAAGTTGTTGCTGCAGAAGATAAATTTGAAGTAGAAACTGCTGAGAAGTTTGTAGATGCTGAAGAAGATTCTTTCTTCGGAACTATCACTCATTTGTTCAACGTTCGTGAACGATTGAACAAGTTGCGTGATATTTTCGAGGAAAGTAGACTCTATTGCCAATCTCGTTTGATTGGTTTATGGAGTCGTGTTCGTGAATGTATCAGTTTTACTAAGAATAAATTACTTTCTGTAGCTCAATTTATCCTATCATTTTTCTCCTCTGCTGCCCAACAAGTTATATCCTATCTCCCAAGTGTACCAACTTCCAAATTATTAACTGGTATTTGCTCAACAGCTCTTACCGTATTTGGTATTTGGTACACTGGAGTATTTCGTAGAAAACCCTCTGACTATATGGACTCTTGGTGTCAATTTAATCGTTCGCCCACTAATGCTACTGTACCGTGTGGCAAATGTAAGGCGTGCGATATTATTGATTACCCCAAAACTGGTAACATGCTTGATCATTTTCTTGACCAAACAGGAATCAAATCTGTTCGCAATGATTTGCTTGCGCTCGGAATTGATAGAGAATGCTTGGAAGATATTAGAGAAAAATTGCGTAGAGAAAAACCCAAGAGACGTGCTCAAAGAAAATGTCCGATTTTGCGCTATGCCAATCAGGATGATAGTGACCAATCTTATGAATACTTGATTAAGATGTTTGATTCCCTGTGTTTGGCCGGATGTGAAGTGTGTGATAGCGTAGAATTAGACAAAATAGATTTGAAAGACGAAATAGAAGTTATCGAATATGCCCAAGACTTGTGGGGTCGTTATGCTCGCGATGATTGCATTTATGCACAACGAGTTTATGATTCCCAACCACAAGTACCAAAACCCCGAAATTATGCCCAACGTGTTTACGAACGCCAACCTGCACCTGTCAAACAACGATCTTTTGCTCAAAGAAGATCGGCTCAGAGTTTCTTCGAAAGAGGATACGTAGAGTGTAAGACAGAAATGCATATTGGTGCTCGTAAATACGCACAACGTGATAGAGTACAGATTGAACAGACAACACAAGTTTTATTACATAATTCAGTCTGGGTACAAGCAGTGGACAAGACTGGAGCGTGTAGTAGAAGTAATGGAGTGTTCCTTGTTGGACGCACCATGATTACTACTGCACATACCGTTTTGAATCCACCGCATAAGTACCCTATCGAATACATTGTGATTCGTAACCCATATTCAGTTGAAGCCGCTATTAAAGTACCTATTGATCAGTGCCAGATCTCTCAGACCTTCCAAATGGATGGTATGCCTGTAGATCTGGCTCTGGTTTCTTTTCCTCCTGTAGTACCTAATAGACCAAAGATTTTATCTAAATTTATTGATGCGAAGAATATTGATTTGTTGAAAGAAGGTGATTTAACCTTTTCCGGTTTTTATGAAATCGGTGGCAAGACTATAGTTCAAGAGAAATACCCATCTTCTTTTACTGTGTCTACCAAAACAACTCAATATTATTTGCATAAGACTAATGAATGCCCTAAGAATCCCAATGCATGTGTTTGCCCTATTAAAATTGGAAATCATATTGATTATGATTTAGAAACGATAAGTGGAATGTGTGGAGCTCTTTTGTCAATTTCGAATAGATTGATACACACGAAACTTATTGGTTTCCATGTTGCTGGTGGTACCGGCGTATTAGCTTTAGGAGCTCTAACAACCCGACAATTCTTGGAGGAAGCGTTACAAGCTCATGTTGAGAAATTTGGTATTCCGAAATCTTATCTAATAGACGGACGATTACCGTATTCTCAAGCATGGGTTGACACTTCCTGTCAAGTATCACTGTTGGATGTTGGAGACTGTTTGAACATTGGAATAGCCCCTTCCCCTAGTTATCCCTCCGAAACTCAATTAGGCCCCTCTCTTGTTTTCGATAAAATCCAAAAGCATATTGCGAAACCAGCTCATCTTAGGTCTGTACAGACCGAAGAAGGAGTTGTTGACCCTATGCTTAAAGGAATTAAGAAAATTATGGGAGGTCAAACATTTGTTGATCCCAATTTGCTTGATGCTGCAGCCAACGATGTTTTCCAAGGACTTGGAAATCCTCTAACTGGTAAAGGCATTGTTCATACCTATGAAGAAGCAATTTTGGGTGTAACAGATGATCCCTATAAACGACCAATCAATCGAACTACCTCACCTGGATACCCGTATAACTTGAACAACAAATCTAAAGGTAAAACAGCTTGGTTAGGTGATGGAGAAGACTACATTGTAGATCATCCTGAACTTAAACAAGATGTTGAAAATTTGATATCAGATTCTAAACAAGGAATAAGAGGTAATGCAATTTCAATTGCAACTCTTAAAGATGAAAAACGACCAATTGCGAAGGTTGATGCTGGAAAAACTCGTGTTTTTGAAGCATGCCCTCAACATTTGGTCATAGCAATTAGACAATATTATTTAGATTTTGCTGCTCATGTTATGCGGAAGAGGATTGATAACGGCATTGCTGTCGGAATTAATCCTTATTCTCTCGAATGGACTAAACTCGCTCACCATTTGCAATCGAAAGGAAATCAAATGATAGCTGGAGATTTCTCCAACTTTGATGGTTCTCTTTTGATGCAAATTTTAGTTAAGATTATGGAAAAGATTAATGAATGGTATGATGATGATGAGGAATCTCAAATGGTACGCGCTGCTTTATGGGAACATATTTGCAATGCGGACATCTTGGTGCGTGGGGAAGTGATTCGCAAGACTCATTCTCAACCATCAGGAAATCCTCTCACTGTCATTATCAATTCATTATTCAATGGAATAGTTATGAGAATCGCTTATTTGATTCTCAAAAAGGAACAAGGACTACCTGTTATATGTGACTATAGAAAGCATGTTGCTGAAATCATTTATGGTGATGATGATATTAAATCAGTTAGTGTAGAAATACTTGACTGGTTTAATCAACTCACTTTGACTAAAGCTCTTGCTTCCTTTGGTTTAACATATACAGACGAAACGAAAACTGGAAACATTCTCCCATGGAAGCCACTTGAAGATGTAGCTTTTCTTAAGAGAAAATTTGTTATACAACCTGATGGAACTTTTCTTGCCCCTATGGATATAGAAAATGTTCTTGAAATAACAAATTGGATTAAAGGAAAAGCACGCATCTCGGCAACCATTGAGAATTGTGAACAAGCTATTATGGAACTCGCTCTCCATCCGCAATCAGAATACGAATATTGGAGTAATCGTATTCGAGAGGAACTCGCTAATATTGGGCAAAACATTGTAGTGCCCACATATTACGAGCAGATGGAGGTATACAGATACAATCGTGATCTGTATGCTCGAACAGAATATGTTCCTCTTTATTAACTCCCAAAGAAATGTGATCTAAGACTGAAAATACAAACGGGATACTTTTCTATCTTTGCTATTTCTTTGTTTATAGAGTGTTGCTGTGCTCTGGTGATACAGCTCCCGACTTCAGGGTGAATAGTCATCTACCCCTGTCGTAATACATGACTACTAGTAACCAAACTAATTCAAGTGGTTCTGTTTCGTATGACCACGACCAAAACACGAAAGTCGATTCTACCCGAGGACAATTATTAACTGATGTACAAATGTCCGCTGAGGCCGTTCCAATGCCTTCGAATACTATTCAAATGGCTTTGAACGACACCACCCGACATGAAATAATGAGTATATTACAGCGTCCAGTCAATCTTGGAACTTTTGAATGGAAATCATCAGATGATGACATTCCTGTTCAATTGGCTCCATCTGACTATGATGCTGATACACAAAATTATTTACAACAATTTAACTTTCCTCAGGATATTTTCGCCAACTCCCCTTTAGTAGTGGACAAATTAAAGAATTATCAGTATTTAAAAGCTGATATTGAGATAGAAGTCAAAATCAATGCTCAACCATTTTTACAAGGTGCTTTAATGTTAGTTTATAATCCATATTATAACCAGACCGGAGATTTTAGACGTAAAGGTACTCGTTACCTCGCGTCTCAAACCTCTTGCCCTTATAAAATTGTTAGTATTGAGGAAGGCAACTCTCTCAAATTAATTTGTCCTTATGCAAATATATATGACCTTTTCGACCTTGGAAATTCTGACAATCAATTTGGATCAGTTTTCCTGTATGTATTTTCAACTCTTTTAGGACCTAATGCTGCTGAAACAGCTAAGTATACCGTTTTTGCTCGCTTTGTGAATCCACGCTTCTTTGTCCCAACTCAGAATGATGTAATTTCCCTAGCTAGAGATCAACATGAAATTAAACGACTGACCTCCAAAGGTTATCGAGTTGCCCAGTCAGATGTGCAACCAGCCGCTTCGTCAGACACTGGTGAAGTCGAAGCTACTGGTCCCGTATCGAAAATAGCTAGTGGTGTATCTACTGTGGCTGATGTTCTTTCTGGAATACCAGTTATTGGTAGTATCGCCTCTACTGTCGCTTGGGTTTCTCGTGCTGTTGGTAAAACAGCTGCAACCTTTGGTTGGTCTAAGCCTACTTCTATTACACCACAATGTAAAGCTGTACTTAAACCGAATCAAACTTTAATTCACTCTGAAGGAAATGATGATGCTACCACTCTAGCTTTATTGCAAGATAATGGTATTGACGGTTCATCTTTTATTCCTGAATATAAAGATGAAATGAGTTTTGAATATATATTTGGCCGACCTAACTTTTTCCACGCTCAGTCAGCTAGTGTCGATATATTTTCTGCTCGGAAGCTCATAACTAAATGGGAGGTGTCTCCACTATCAGAATATCAATATAAAAATACCGAAGATAGCCAAACTCTTTATCTCGGAAGCTTTGCTTATGCAAGTATGATGGGTACGCTTTGGCGCGGAACCATCAATTATGATATTATGGTAATAAAGACACCTTACCATCAAGGTAGGTTCGCGGTAGTTTTTCTACCCGAAACTAATTTAGCTGATGTACCAGCTACCCTTGGTGAGCTCTTGAACACAAATTATAACGTCGTCTGTAATCTTAAAGATAGACAAGACGAAATGGGCAGAACCATGTTCCGTGTTTCTGTTCCATTTATTAGCAATACTGGATGGCGTGAAACTTACAAAAGAACTTCAAATACAGATAATCCCGGACCCGATGCTACAACATTAGATACAAAAACTGGTTGCTTAGCTATTTACTCTCTTGTAGACCTGTCTCATCCTCCCACTGTTGCGAACTCCGTAACTTTTTACGTAGCTCACAGCGGTGGAGAGGATTACCAGATCGCAAGACCAGTAATGAACTTAGCTCCAGGATTTCAATCTCGATATGCTCAATCAGATATTGGAACCGTTTTTATTCCTGAAGATGAAAATCTTTTAGTCCCATCCCATACAACTCAGGATGTAACTGCTCAAACCACTGGTGAATATTTCAAGTCTTTGCGTGCTTTTATGAAGCGCTATGGATGGTTTGCGAAGCTTTCGCAAACCGTTCAATATACTGGTCTTCGGACTAGGCATATGACTGAAGATTCTAATAGTGGTGCGCGTGTTATGTCTCGTGAAAACTTTACTGATAGAATTCTCCCAACTCCTTGGTATATGGCTTCTTTTCTGTATAGATTCTATAATGGATCTTCACAGTTAAAGGTCATTCCTTTTACCCCTGGAGTGATAGCAGAATCATATCTTTCCTTTGATGAAAATATAGTTGCCCAAGTAATTACTGATGAATCTCAGTCTTACGGACAACCTATTTTCCAACAGAGTCAGCAGGTTTCGAATGCTTTCGAAGTTCGGACTCCTTATTATAGAGCAATTCGATGTGATGTCGTGGATTCTAATCAAGCTCCACTTTTAGGAGATGTTAGAACCCACGTCAGATGTCAGAATATTGCTTCATTTGGAGGTAAAACTCAGACTTCGTCTTTATTCGAAGCTGCTGGTGATGATTTCAACTTTTTCTTTTTGATAGGGCCACCACCTATGTGCGACATACGTAACGTGGCTTCTATCTCTACTTTCCCTACTGGAACATCTATATCAGTAGATTTTTCTACTGTTAACACCAATTCGGATGTTCCAACAAATCGTATTAGTTATGAACCCGTAACTCCTACCCCAGCTCTGCCAACGTCAGATGAGACCTATTACATAATTGATCCATCTGTGGAATCATTTAATATTGTTTTGAATGATGCTTCCACAATCGTGCAAAATTTGACCGACTGTACGTTGTTTTTGACTGGAGGAGTTACAAGCATTGAATTTGCGAAGCCAGCCAATATCGACGATGTTGCGACTCAAGCAAACATTGTTGCTCTTGGTACTGTCACTATGACAGTGGGCACTTAACTGTATACTTACCTGTTTCTCCCAAACCCCAAGCATGTTAAAGCGTGTGGAAGGGTACACGGTAGAAGGTGGTCCCCGTATTTTAATAACCATACGGGCCTTACTCTGATCTTTTTCAGAATGAACTCCTCCTACCGGGGGGAGATTAGTTTTGAATCAGAAATGACGAATAAGGTTCAGCCTTCTATTTTAATTGGCAAGAATTTCTTATTGGTTATTCCCGATTAAATTACGGGATAATATTAACTTTAAACTTACAATTAGATAATTTTCTTAAAAAAAAAAAAAAAAAAAAAAAAAAAAAGCATAACACCAAACACACCCAAC